AGGCTATGAAGTCTGCCCGAAATTTTGGGCAAATGATGAGTAAGGGCAAACTCGGTGGAGCAAGCTCTTCTAAATTAGGCGGCAAAAGAACTGGACAAGGTGGAATTTTCAAATGAAACTGATTACAGAACATACAGAAAATGTTGAATACATTATCGAAGCCAAAGAAGGCGGCGGTAAGAATTATGTAATCGAAGGTATTTTTGCCCAAGCTGAACAAAAGAACCGAAATGGTAGAATTTATCCAAGAGCAATCTTGGAGAATGCAGTTTCTAAGTATGATACAGAACAGGTGCGCACACAACGTGCAGTAGGTGAGTTAAATCATCCAGCTGGTCCTATCATTAACTTAGATAAAGTATCCCATCGTATCACCGAACTCAAGTGGAACGGTAATGATGTGATGGGTAAAGCGCTTATCCTTGACACACCTAATGGACAGATTGTTAAAGGTCTCTTAGATGGTGGAGTTAAGCTAGGTGTTTCGACTCGTGGTATGGGAACTCTTGAGCAGAGAAATGGTGTGAACATGGTCGGTAAAGACTTTGTTCTTAGCACTGTAGACATCGTGCAAGACCCTTCTGCACCGTCAGCTTTCGTTGATGGGATTATGGAAGGTGTAGAGTGGATTTGGAACAATGGTGTTCTGGAAGCTCAAGAACTTGAAAAAATTGAGACTGAAATTAATAATGCTTCTAGGTCTGACCGTTCTGCGGTTGAGATTCGGGAGTTTAAAAATTTCCTCTCTAAGATTAATCTTTAATAGGAGATAGAAATGTCCGATCAAGAAATGTATGAAGACATTGAATCTGTTGAAGAGATTATTGAGGAAGAAACTTCCGAAGAATCTGTAGAAGCAGAAGAAGTGTCTGAAGCAAAAGATGGAGTAGAAACTCCAGCGGCTGCTATCGCTTCTGTTGGCGCTGCTGCTAAAGCAGTCAAAGGCAAAGCAAAAGTTCCCGGTGGTGAGGCTGTTAAGGCTCAACCAGCAGACAAAATGCCCGGAACAAAAGCAGGCATGATCAATGCTATGTATGGCGAAATGAGTAAGATGAAGAAGACTGATCTTCAGGCATCTTATGGTAAAATGATGAATGCCATGAAAATGAAAGAAGATGTAGACGCAGAAGATGTTGATACAGATGAAATTCATGAAAAAGTTGCAGCAGTAAATGTTGATGTAACTGCTGACATGAATGCTCTGGTAGAATCTGAAGCAACTCTCTCTGAAACCTTTAAAGACAAAGCAGCAGTTATCGTAGAAGCTGCCGTTAAGTCTAAGGTGTCTGAGGAAGTATCTCGCATCGAATCTGAACTTCAAGAAGAATTTGATGAAGAACTTAAAACCACCCGTGAGGAAATGGTAGAGCAGATTGATGGATACCTGAACTACGTTGTAGAAAAGTTCATGGAAGAAAACAAACTGGCTATCGAGTCTGGTCTGCGTGCAGAACTGGCAGAAGACTTCATGTCTGGTCTTAAGAATCTCTTCACAGAAGCATACGTTGACGTTCCTGAGTCTAAAGTTGATCTTGTAGATGAACTGCAAACTCAAGTTAACGATCTTGAAGAAAAACTTAACGAAACCACAGAACAATCTATCGGTATGTCTGGTGAACTGGAAGAACTCAAGCGTGATGCAATCATTCGTGAGCATTCCCGTGATCTTGCTGAGACACAGGTAGAGAAGTTGAAAACTCTAGCAGAAGATGTAGATTTTGAAGATGAAGAAACTTTCGCACAGAAAGTATCTACTATCAAAGAATCTTACTTCACAAAGAAGACTCCATCGGTTGTAGGTGAAGATGTAATTGAGGATGTAGAAGAAGAAGAAGTTTCTGAATCCATGTCTCGTTACGTTACTGCAATCCAAAGAACTGCAAAACAATAATTTAGGAAGGTATACAGAAAAATGCAAGCTCCTGTATCATACGACAATCTCGTAAAAAAGTGGGCTCCGGTACTTAACGAAGAAAGCGCTGGACCTATTTCCGATCATTACCGCAAGCAAGTAACTGCGGCAATCCTTGAAAACCAAGAAAAAGCAATGCGTGAAGAAGCTGGTCAAGCTTCCTTTGGCATGCTTAATGAGTATGGAACTGACACTGGTAAAGTTGATAACTTTGATCCAGTATTGATTTCGCTCGTTCGTCGTGCTATGCCAAACCTGATCGCATACGATCTGTGTGGTGTGCAGCCAATGACTGGTCCTACTGGTCTCATCTTTGCGATGAAGTCCAAGTACAAGACCACTAAGGGTGCTGTTACTGATTCTGATGAGGCTCTGCACTCTGAAGCACAGACTGGTTTCTCTGGTGACTCTGCGTTTACGCAAGGCACTGACCCATCCGGTCTCGGTGACTCCGCATTTGCTGGTGACTCTGACATCGACAACAACCGTGCTACAGACATTTATGGTCAAGGTATCTCTACAGCAGATGCTGAAGCACTTGGTTCTACTGGTGCTGCTTTTGCAGAGATGGGTTTCACCATCGACAAGTCCACAGTAACTGCTAAGTCCCGTGCACTCAAAGCTGAGTACACAATGGAACTGGCACAAGACCTGAAAGCAATTCATGGTCTGGATGCTGAGACAGAACTCGCAAACATTCTGTCTGCTGAAATCCTTGCGGAAATTAACCGTGAAGTTATCAGAACCATTAACTCGCAAGCAAAGACTGGTGCGCAAGACGTAACTGGTGGAACTTCCTCTAAAGGTATCTTCGATCTTCAGACAGATGCTGATGGTCGTTGGTCGGTAGAGAAGTTCAAGGGACTTATCTTCCAGCTCGAGCGTGAAGCAAACCAGATTGCTAAGGACACAAGACGTGGCCGTGGTAACTTTGTTCTCTGTTCTTCTGATGTAGCATCTGCTTTTGCTGCTGCTGGTTACCTTGATTACACACCTGCACTGTCCAGCAACATGAATGTTGATGACACAGGTAACACTTTTGCTGGTGTACTTAACGGTAAGCACAGAGTATACATTGATCCATATGCAACCAATGATTACATTACCACTGGTTACAAAGGTTCCAACGCATACGACGCTGGTGTCTTCTACTGTCCATACGTTCCATTAACAATGGTTCGTGCGATTGGTGAGAACACCTTCCAGCCAAAGATTGGTTTCAAGACTCGTTACGGCATGGTATCTAACCCATTCGTTGGTGCTACACCAGCAAACGGTTTGGCTGCTGCTAAGTCTAACCAGTACTACCGTATCTTCCGTGTAGACAACATCTTGGCATAAGTCTAATATAACAATAATAATGTCAATATAAATACTAGGGTGGATCGAAAGGTCCACCCTTTTTTATTGGAGAACACAAATGGTAGAAACCTTAACTGCTAATAAAAATTACTTACAACCTACAGGGTTTAGAGTAATCATTGACAGAGAAAACTATCCTAACTTAGAATTCTTTGCGCAATCTGTCAATCATCCAGACGTTTCGGTGACTGCTCCTAGTATGCCATATCCTCGTATTGGCAATATTAGTTTACCCGGTGATACTGTAGAATATTCCGAATTAAGTATCCAGTTTCTTTTAGATGAAGATATGACCTCATACCTTGAATTGTATAATTGGTTTGAGAGTATGGTAAACGAAGAGTTTGTTGGACCGGGTTCAAGGTCAGCTAGAAATGGTGCAAAGGTTCCTACACAGGCAGATATTTCTGTTGCCATTCTTTCTAGTCATAACAACCAAAATAAACGCATCCTATATAAAGGATGTAGTCCTACTAGTTTGAGTGGACTGCAACTTACATCTATTGCTACTTCTGTAGAATATTTAACTTTTGATGTAGGATTTACATTTACAGGCTTTGAATTTAAGGCATAGTGTGATATACTAACGTAAGTTAAACCTTACACCTATAGGACTTTATAATGAAACTAGACTTAAATGGCATTCTGGAAATGTGGAAAGAAGATTGTGAAATCTCTGAGTTTAAACTAGACGAAGCATCTAGACAAACTCCATCACTCCATGCAAAGTATTTGGAGATACGTTCTCTTACCAAACTGCGTCTCCAAGAAGTAGAACTTGATCAAAAGGTTCTGCTTAAGAGTAAATGGCGTTACTATAATGGTAAGATGCATGAAGATGAAATCAAAGAAACTGGATGGGAATTTGACCCCTTTTATGGAGTTAAGGTTCTCAAAGGAGACATGAATTATTTTTATGATGCAGACCTAGATATTCAGAAGTCTGAAAAGAAAATTGTCTACTATAAGACAGTGCTAGATACACTGGATGAAATAATTAATAACTTAAAATGGCGACACTCTACAATCAAGAATATGATTGAATGGCGCAGATTTGAAGCTGGGGGTTGATATGGCTTTATTTGTTGACGAAGAGTTTATTTCACATGCTGGTAATAAACTAGGATGGAAGATTGAGATGGATGCACTCTATGTGACTGACTGGCGTTGTCTTGCCAAGATGATCCTAGAGTATGAGACACGGCCGTTTCGTAAAGCAGTAGGCATTCCCCGTGGTGGTAAACGTCTAGGTGATATTCTAAATGAATCTGCTACAGGCAATCCTGATGACCCTGTTCTGATTGTAGATGATGTATATACAACAGGAACAAGTTTCAGAGAATATATGATTGAACATTATCCTGATGATGAAACTATTTGTTGGGCAGTGTTTGCCCGTGACATAGTATCTGGTCCTATTAATGTTCTGTTCCAAATGCCGTCTACTATGCGACCTAATCTCAAATAATGACAGATTTGGTAGTTAGACAGAAAAACTATTCTGCACTAGAAATCCAGTGTGAACCGCATGTTTCAAATGAGTTGACAGATTACTTCTCATTTGAAACTCCGGGTTACAAATACATGCCAGCTTATAAGAGTGGTAAATGGGACGGTAAGACCAGACTATTTAATAACCGCAATAATGAACTGCCTGTTGGTCTCTGGGAATATCTGTCTGACTTTATCAAACCAAGAAACTATACATTAGAAGTAGAATATGATAATCAGTATGGCGCACCTGATACTAAATCACTTGTAGACCCTAAAGAAGTCTATGAGTTTATTCAGAAACTAAACTTACCTTTTGAAGTAAGAGACTATCAGTTTGATGCTATCTGTCAGGCACTAAGGTCAAAACGTGCTATTCTTCTGTCTCCTACAGGTTCAGGTAAGTCTCTTATCATCTATGTTCTGATGATGTGGTATCTAGAACACTATAACAAACGTGTTCTTATTGTTGTTCCTACTACATCACTTGTTCAGCAGATGTTCTCTGACTTTGATAACTATGGTCTAGAAGCAGCAGAAGTCTGTCACAGAATCTATTCTGGTATGCCTAAGAATAATATTCCACAGAGAGTATTCATTTCTACATGGCAGTCAATCTATAAGTTACCTTCTACATGGTTTGAACAGTTTGGTTGTATCTTTGGTGATGAAGTGCATAACTTCAAGGCAAAGTCTTTATCAGGGCTGATGAATAAATCTAGAGAAGCAGAGTATAGAATAGGCACTACTGGCACTCTAGACGGCACACAGACGCACAAACTTGTTCTGGAAGGGTTATTCGGTAGAGTATATAAAGTTACTACTACACGAAAACTTATGGATGAAGATACACTAGCAGACCTAAAGATTAATATTCTTGCTCTAAAATACCCTGATGAAGTCTCTAAGGATATTGTCAATAGTAAAGACTACCACTATGAGATTGACTATATAGTTGGTAATATCAAACGCAATAGATTAATCCAGAACCTAGCATTAGACCAAGATGGTAATACACTAGTCTTGTTTCAGTTTGTAGAAAAGCATGGCAAGATACTCTATGATCTAATCAAGGAAAAGGCACATGAAAGACGTAAAGTCTTTTTTGTATCAGGTGAAGTTGATGCTGAAGTCCGTGAAGAAATCCGTGGTATTGTAGAAAAACAAAAGAATGCTATTATTGTTGCCAGCTTAGGAACGTTCTCTACAGGAGTTAATATTAGAAACTTGCATAATATTATCTTTGCTTCTCCTTCTAAGTCACAGGTAAAAGTATTACAGTCTATTGGTCGTGGTCTTAGAAAGTCTGAAGACGGTAGAACTACTGTACTCTTTGACCTGATGGATGATATGCATTATAGACAGAAAAAGAACTATACTCTTATTCATGCGATTGAACGTATGAAGATATACAAAAAAGAAGAGTTTGATTTTGAAATCTTTGAGGTTAAGTTATGATTGATTATGAAGATGACTATAAAAGTGCATTTGAGGATGATAGACCCCGTGTATTTAAATTAGTCACTGGTGAAGAGATTATCGCAACTGTTATCAAGACAGACGATTACTATTTTATTATTGAAGTGCCTTTAGAGATTAGATATAATTCTATTAAACAATCTTTGTATTTAACTAAATGGATGTTTGGGGCTGATTACTCTAAGGTATTGACCTTATCAGGCACTTCTATTGTTTCTGTATCTACACCTGAAGATGTTGTATCTGAAAACTATGCTGAGTATAGAAGGCGACTAGTTGAAGGTATTCTAGATGAGGATGAAGACGACGATGAAACTGAAGAAGAATATGAGCAGATAAATATAGAAACTGATGACGATACACCAACTTACCATTAAGGTATATTCCCCGGTCCCTAAAAGTAAACTTATTATATACTAAGATTTGGAAGTTGTCAAGCAAAAAAATAACTTGACATACATAATATTTTATAGTATACTCTTCTTTATATTATCAACTAAAGGTATTACAACCGTATGAAACGTAAGTCAGAAAATTATATTAACAACAAAGAATTCTCACAGGCTGTATTTTCATATGTAAAAGAATGTAATGAATGTAAAGAGAACGGCACAGAAGTTCCTGTTGTTCCTAACTACATTGCTCTAGGGTTTAAACAGATTGCAGAAGGTCTGTCCCATAGACCTAACTTTATTTCATATTCATATCGTGATGAGATGGTTATGGATGCTATTGAAAACTGCCTCCGTGCTATTCGTAACTATAATATCGAAGCAGCAACTCGCACAGGTAAACCTAATGCCTTTGCCTACTTTACACAGATTACCTAC